AGTTCATATTAATAAATTAAATCATTTACTTATTTATTCTTTAAAAGTTTCCCACTCTCTTTATTTTTTACCATATATAATTCAAACTCGTTAAAAAATTCTAACTTATTATTTTCTAACATCTTATCTACTGTCTTCATTGTCCAACCACACATATTTGGACTACCCATCATTTTACACATTAAATATACTGCCAAATTCTTATCTAATTCCTCATCATTTAATTCTTTATATTTCTTTTTGAATTCATCATATATTTTCATATATGTTACCGAGCATTTTATATCCATCCACGAACTCATATGTTTATTGAAAAAAATTTTGAATTCATCATTCTCCATTAAATTACTTAAATCACGTAAAAATTCATTGTTTTCTAACTTTCTTTTTCCTTCCATTATCTCTTTTTTATTATTCTTATATTCAACTAATTCATTCATATAAATTTATACAATAAAATCTCTCCAAATTATTTTTGTGTTATAATATAATTATATATATATATATATGATTGGGAGAAAAATGCAGAGAGAAACCATGGAAGAGATGCTTGGGAAAGATTGGAAAAAGACGAGGATGGATGAGAATGTAAATAAACAGATTGGTGAAGAGACAAAAGAAGAAAAAAGTGATGCTTTAAGGACACTTAAAGCAATACTCAAAACTCACCCAGAAGTAGCTGTCGGTTATGAGAAAATAACCCTCTCACACAAACTTCCATATAATATCATACAAACTTCTATGACATTATATTTTTTCTTCTTCGTTTATACTCCCTTAAAAATTATTTGGAGAGAAATTTACCTTTACCTTTACTTATTTTTTGTTTATTATAAAAATTTAGAGAAATAACCCTATAATATTTTATAATATGCAACAACAAGGAAAAACAAAAACGAATAATATTAGTTTAAATCGCACTAATTTTACACGGGTTAAAAATGTTTTTAGAGAATTAATTGAAAATAAAGTTAAAACTATTATATTAGTCGGCTCTGGAGGTAATGGTAAAAGTTATTTAATGAATGTGTGTTCTAATCAAATTCAGTTAAATAATTATTTGGTATTCGAAGAAATCAATACAAGTGTATCCACTATTGAATTTACTCTATTGTTAGCATCACTTCCTGATAAAAAAATTTTACATTTTCATCACAATCCATTATCCCGTCATAATATTTTATTACCTCCTAATTATGTTATTATTGACATGAATCATATCCAGTTCTAATCATACAAACCTTCAAATAATATCATTAAAATATCATGACATTATATTTTTCATTTTTTATTAGATACTTTTCATCCATCCTGATATAAAATATTTGTTATTACTAATTGGCATTTTATTATTATAATTATAACTCCAAGTGGCAGGGAAAATTAATAGTTTCCCCTGTTCTGGTTTTATTTTTTCACCATCATACATTTCTATTTCACCTCCCTCTTCCACTGTATTCAAAAACCATATAAAAGAGATTATTCTGTCTCTTGATATCCCTGCTGATGAACCCGGATGAGAATCTATATGCCAACTATTAAATCCTTCATTTTTTTTATTTTTTTTATGTTTTTTCATTTTATATCCTGTATCTTTTATCACCTTATTCATAAACATTCTCTTTAAACAATCATTATTACAATTTATTTTTATATGTTCTATATATTTTTGTAGTTGTTTTTTCAGTACGTTATATAATGTATCATCAATTTTTTTCCACTCCCGTTTCATAATAACCTCTTCAGAATTCATTGTACCAGTATCCATATTTGAAATATTTATTTCTATTGATTTTTTGTTCGAATTTGACATGCCTGACTCCTCTGGGTCAGTATAATTTTTACTTTCTTCAAATAATTTTATTGTTTTATTACAAAAATCTCGCCCCAATGTTCCATCTATTTTAAAAATATAAGGATTCGTCATTAAATAACTGTCATTACTATATTCAGATAACAAGTTTTTATATATTAGCTGTGATTTTATCATTCGTTTCTTATTTAATAAATCCATTTAATATATTATATAATAAAGTATTTAATATATTATTAAATTTATTTATGTTTAATCATACCTACAATAATATATTTATTACTACTATTTGGTATATTACCCTTATGGTTATAATTCCAAGAAGAAGGAAAAAATAATAGTTTTCCTTCTTCTGGTTTTACTTTACCATTATACATATAAGTTTCTCCTCCTTCTTCTACTGTATTTAAATACCATATAAAACTTATAAGTCTATCTCTTGTTTTATGATGACCAGGACGACTATCTTCGTGCCATACATACATACCTTTATTTTTTATATATCTTTGTAAGTTATATCCCTCATCTTCTAGTAAATTCTTATCCATAAGAGTTCTTAGTATTGTATTATTACATTTTTTTTCTATTCGTATTGAATACTCGGGCAACTCTTCCCTCAGTTTTTTATTTAATATATTATCAATCTCTTTCCACCAATTATCTACCTGACTGTAACATGAAATATTTAATTCTTTTGTTATTTTGCCATTGCTCTTAATAATCGTTTCGTTGCTGAGTACTCCTCCATCAGACCAATAACGGTTATCTAATTCAAATCTTTTAATTATTTTTTTACACAATTCTCCAGATAATGAATTCTTTTTCTCCCAAACATAAGGATTGTTAATTTTATCTGGTAAATTATTTTCAAATTCGTTCATTACCATTCCTCTATCAGTGTCCTTGAGTATTGAGTTATACATATAAATTATTATATAATAAAGTATTTAATATATTTTAACATCTATAATTCAATAATCAAGATTAAGATTTATAATTATATAAAATTGAATTCAATTTATGTGTATTCATAAATGTACTCTTATACAATACACATAAATATGACTATTATAATCATACTACTTCTTTCTTCTCTATTCTCTATTACTAACGCATCTACATTTACAGATGGTTTTGCTATCGGTTATATCCTTACTGATATTCAAAATAAAGTTTTACATGATGAATCTCCTATTAAAGTAAAACAAAACTATTATAATTTTACAAGAGATACCAGTTTTCAAACATTTCCTATTGACTATTCCCCACAATGTGTTCCTGAAAAATATCTAATAGTTCCTATCTATCATACACCTACTGAAAATTTTATTATGCTATTCATTTACCTTATTGTTATTTCTCCTACTCTATGCATATGCTATTGCAGCGACGATGAAGAAAGAGAAAGACTTTGCGGAATTTATATGGGAGTATGCACTCGAAATATGTTTGATGATAGATGAACATCTTACTCTAATATATATAATTAAAGCATTTATAGAAATAATAGAGTATATGTATATACTATGCCAAAACAGAAACAGAAACGAAAATACAAACGATATAAAAAATATAAAAAAAAAACAAATAAAAAGAAATTTCCACCATTAGAAAGATGTCCGTTTATAGTGGGTTCAAATGAATATCATAACTGGAAAAAAGAAAGGTATCCAGAAAGGCAAGGTCCGCCATATAATAATTAATAAATTATTATATATATATATATGATGCTGACTTTTAGTAAATTAATAAAAGAATTGAAAAGTGGAAATATTTATATGTTAATTGGTAATGGTAGTAAAAACCAATTTCGTTATTTAAGTAATTTAAAACAAATAGTTAAAGGGTTTTTAAAAAATGTCCCAGAACAATCAAATTTTTTATATTTCGGTGATGGGGCTAATAAAAAGAAACCTGATGTGGGTTATGCTTTCCAGTTAATAAGTGAAATAAGACCTGATATAAATATTTATATGGTACAAATATCTGAAGCAAAAAGTTGGGGTGTTCCAAAATTTGTAAATGATGTATACTGGCATAGCGATTATACAAAACAATGTAAATGGGGCGGAATATACAATGGGAAACCATGTTCAAATACAAAAAAATGGGTAAATGTAAATAAAAGAGCAAAAATTAATAAAGTTTTCATATTGGGCGGAGGTAAAATTACTTTAGATGAATATTCATTAATTAAAAAAGCAAAAATAGAGTATGAATATTTTGAAATAGAACGTCGGTTTTCAGGTGATGGAAAAACAAAGATAAAGGATAGTGATACAAAATCAAAAAAAATAGGAATTACTTATAAAAAAATAAAATAATTTATGAAATTCTAAATAAATTTTCTTCTATTATTAGGAGAAAATTGATTTTAATTATTATTTATTTTTATCAATTAAATAGGATGTCATATTTAATTATTGGAGGTAGAAGAATGAGAAGAAAAAAAAATAAAACAGAAAATTTAACAATATTACCCTTAGATTGGGTTAAAAAATTAATTAAAAAAACACCTATTAAAAAACTCATTATCACCTGGCCAAGACAGGTGAATTCTGGTGAATGGGTTGAACAACAACTACTACATCAAGGGAAACTGAGAGAAGAACTAAAAAAAGAAACGAAAACCAATAAGATATATCTTAAAAACATTTGGAATAGACTTAAAATACCGGAAAAAAACCAACGATTATCGAAACCTGATTATTATGCTTTTCTAATGGCTTGTTTAATTAGAGAAGACTTAGATAATTGTAATTCGTGGTCCGATGTTAGTCTTAAAACTTATAATTGGGATGGTCGTAAAAATATTAGGATGCTTGTAAATGATATGAACTCTGAAGAATTAGTTTCTCGTCTTGCGAATCTCGAAAACTTATGTGGATGCTCAAATCCTATTACACGCGCTTATCCCGTTTCCCATAGAAAACTTTATAAAAAGGAGGATTTTAAAAAAGCCGGACACCCTTTAGAATATCCAAGAATAGCATTGGTTGGTTGTGATTGTATTAAAAAAGATATAATTGATACTATTATACAAGTAACCGAAATACTTGACAATTATATTCAATATAATGATGATGATGATGATGACTATTCCGATAATATTAATAGATTAAATTTAATTATTGATGAAGGAGAATTAAAAGATAATGAAGAAAAAATAACCGCGATGAATTACGTTGTTGAGTTTCTTGAAAAATTAAAAAAAAAAGGAAACAAAGAAGATAATATTGAATTAAGGGATAAAATTAAAAAAGATGGTGAATTTAAATTACATATTAGTAAGTTAAAAGGTATGGTTGCATTTTTGAGAAAAAAAGGCTTATATGAATTAAACCCATTAGATGCTATGGTTACCAAACTTATTAATGATGATAGTATGAATTGTAATGAAAAATTAAAACTAATAAATATAAAATTCAAACACAAACGAAATAAAAACACTGTTATAAAAAAAATTTTATATAATGAAACAGAAAAACTTGATAATTATATAAACGTATCAGTTAATTTCTGTCAAGAGCCAAAAGCCTATGAAAAATTTATAGATAAATATTATGAAAAAAGAAATAATCTTGCTGAAACAATCAACGGTCTTCCAGAAGACATTATCCCAGAAAAAGATATGGATAGTATATGGAATAATCTTAATAAAAATGAAAAAAAATTTAAAAATTATCATAAGAAAGAACAACAACAAATTATTAAAAACTATTTAATTGAAAGAAAGAAAATAATAGAGAAAGGTGTTGGGAAATGGACGATAAAATATAACGAAAGGATAGATATCCCAATACCTTTGTTAGGACTCAAAATTCGGCTCGTGTATAATATGAAAGAAGTCGTGGGTGCATGGTGTCAAAGAACCCGATCATATATCACAGGGGAAGAATATTTAGAAAAAATATATAATTGGAGTCATAAATTTAAAAGTTGGCATGCTGATATTAATGCTATAGATGAAAAAATTAAAAAATGGCGAAAAGTTAATACATATTTATTATCTGATTGTGAAGAATAAGCCTTCCACTAATATTTATTTACTTCCACAACAAATACATTGGAAATATAACACTCGCGAATCTAACATACTTCCATCATCCGCCCCGACCAAGTCAAGACAATCCCACCACTACCATCTAACACCATATAAGACTATCTAAGAAACCGGTAAAAAACTAAGATACAGCTAATTATTTGATATATAATTATTAATATTTATATTATATATAATGATTCAAAATCATATAACTATGAAACTAAAAAGTGTATTCGAATTTAATCATATTCGTTTACAAAAAATCTTGGAAATGTCTCAAGATACAATTGTATCCTTTATTTTTTCATTAATAGCTGCTATATTTTTTAATAAATATTCATTTAATTTAAACATTGATGAAAGTAATACAACCATTTTAACAAAAACATTGATTGAATTTATATTTTTGGTAACATTATTATATTATGTTAGAAAAATTATTAGTATTGTTCCTTTTCTATTTAATTATACTAAAAAATATATACCCAATCGACCTTCATCAGATGGTGAAGGATTGTTAGGTAAAATAGTAACAATGGCCATTATTTTCAGTACTATTTCAGTAAAATTAAAAGAAAAGATAACACATATTTCTGGATTTATTTAGAAAATAAATTTAAATATTACAACATATAACATTTCGGAACACAATTCTTTGACTGGCTTGCCTCCCAATCACTTCACAGCAACAACCCAGTGAAACAACGAAACAACAGTGTATTTAGTAACATTTTACCAAAAAATGACCCTGTAAGCGTTGGCTAAAGAAGGAATAAAGGCTAAAAATGATAATTATATTAGTTTATTATTTTAACAAAATTTATTATAAAAATAAACAAATATTATTATTTCCTTCTCTTTTTGGTGCGTTTTCTGCGGCGTCTTCTGCGCTTTTTGGTGCGCTTAGGGGATTTTCTTTTCTTTCTTCTTCTTGTTTTGCGCTTTTTGGTGCGGCGCACGCTTCCCCTCCTTCTTCCCCCCTGTTGACTTCCAAATGCTTTTGTACCAGCTTGGCTTTTTCTCCATTTTCTGTCATATTCTCTCCTACGTTTTGCCAAGACTGCAGCCCATCCAGGCGCATCCTTTTTCGGTTTTTCCCACTGCGTCGTTCTTGCCACCTCGTCGACATAGTATATCCTCCCATCCCCACCTTCCGCTTCCGTCCACACTTTGGTTGCCCAACCTTTGGGCAATTCTTCTTTCTCGGTAGCCATTATATAATAATCAAATATTATATTATAAAAGGTTACTAAATACACAGTCGAATCTAACTTCCACTTCCACAACAAAGCCAAGATAACTACCCCACCATCTAACCCCCCCCTCCATTTCATATGATCTCTGAAACCGGTAGCAAACTAAAATACAGGTAACAATCTTATCATATATACTAACTACTATCCATAATACTTATCCCTAATTATTACTCATCATTTTTTTACATCTATTTTAATTTTTTAATAAAGGTAAAGGTATTTTTCTCTCCAAATATTTTTAAAGGGAGTATAAATCAACAACAAAAAATATAAATATTATAGATATTATATAATATTTA